TCTTTAAAAGATCCTTTAGAATCTTCTAAAACTTCATCGGCTGTAGCATCTTCAGGTAATAAATTAACTATGTTACTCATTAAAATGTGTCTCCAATACAATAAGTTTATCTTCTGCTTCAGCAATCTTCTGAACCAGCTTGTCCATAGTCTCAATCAAGTTACCATGCTCACCCACAGCTACAGGATTGTCTAGATAGTTTTGTACCTCTGCTTTGTAAACATCTATTTCAGCGTTGTACAAACGCTTCATTGCACTAATTTTAGGATCTAACATAACCTTTCTCCAATAGTTCTTTATATTTATTTAAGTACTCTTTATAACTTAAAGGTGCTTCTTTTTGTTTAATCTTATCATTCATATAACTAGACCACATTTGCATACAATAGTTACTGAACAACATAATTTTATCATCTTGTTCTTTATAATATTCTAAGTACTCAGGCCATGTAGCATATTTTTTTAACTCAGATATGTAAAACTGCGCTCTATATACTGGGTGTTCATCCTTCACAGCTTAAACATTCTCCTTCTTCGAGGTTAATTCTAGGGATTTTGATGTTAACATTCTCTGTATTTCTAGCCGCTGTAGTTCGCAGGTAATACATAGATTTGAGTTTGTTAGCTCCTGTCCAATGAACGCTATTAACATACTCCAAATACTCATCATGTACCTCCTGTGGTGCTGTAGCTGGTGGCGGTTCAAAGAATAAGTTTACTGACTGTGCTTGACAGACGTACTTTTGTCTTTGATAGGCGTGTTCGATAACCCAAATCTGGTTAAGTTCAGGCGCTGTTTTGAAAATTTCTTTCTCTTCTTCCGATAGTTCCGGTAAGTCTTTAACAGAGCCTTCAGCAGCAGCAATATCTTTCCACGTTTTTTCGGTGTTGATACCTTTCTCTTCAAGTAGTTGCTCCAAGTATTTATTCTTTACTTTATATGATCCTGTTAAAGTTTTGTGCGTAAATACGTTAGCCCTTGTAGGCTCAATAGAAGGGCTTGTTCCACCACATATAATACTGCTACTAGCATTAGGGGCAATAGCAAGGAGATGGGAATTACGCAAGCCACTACCAACCATGTCAGGAGCCTCCCCACGGTTTCTAGCCAGATTTCTGGAAGCATTCTCAGCTCTTTCTTTGATTGTCTTAAACGCTCTATTGTTAAAGCTGGAGGCGTACATTCCTTCAAAAGAGATTCCATTACGTTGAAGGTAACTATGAAAACCCATCGCTCCAAGACCAACCGCCCGTTCTCTATATGCTGAATAAGCGGCTTTTGTAAAGCCTGTTTTATCTGATTCCACATAAGTCATAAACTCCTTTGCATCTATGCTTTTTGGAAGTTTTTCTTCTCCTGTAGCATTATCAATAAAATGTTCTAAAGTATTATCTAACATTGTAATAAGATCATCAATGAACTGTTCATCATCTTTCCAATCATCAAAGTATTCTAGGTTAACACTAGACAAGCAGCACACTGCTGTACGATCCTCACTGGTTGGTAGTGTGATTTCAGAACATAGGTTGCTCTGTCGTACCTCTAACCCTATGTCCTTCTGTAACTGCGGTAGAGCCTCATTACAACGATCTAGATTAACAATGTAAGGTTCACCTGTCTCTGCTCTGGTGTGTACTAACTGCCACCACAAGTCCCTAGCAGATACAGTTTTGACTGCTTCTTTTGTTTTAGGATCTATTAAACGCCAGCTATTATCAGACATGACGGAGGCCAAGAACTCGTCTGTAATATTGATACCATTATGTAAGTTAAGACATTTCCGATTAAGATCACCCCCAGTAGTTTTTCGCATAGCGATAAATTCTTCAACTTCTGGATGGCTAATATCCATATATGCTGCATAAGATCCCCTCCTTGTTACGCCTTGATTAAAGGCTAACATCTGACTATCTACGACATGGATGAATGGTATAGTACCAGTAGAACGACTACCGTTCCTAGTAGAGATGCCGTTAGAACGCACTTCTCCCCAATATCCTCCGATGCCTCCACCGGTGCTTGATAGCCAGATATTCTCATCATAGTGAGAAGAAAGACCATCTCTTGAATCAGGTACGTGATTGAGGAAGCAACTGATAGGTAAGCCCCTAGTCGTTCCCCCGTTACTAAGAATAGGAGTGCTGAACATAAACCAATTACTGCTGCTATAATTGTAAAGCCTTTGAGCCATAGCCCAATCAATGCGCCCTTGATAAGTTGACCCGTAAATACTAGCTCTTGCGTAAGCTTCTTGTGCATGTGTTTCATCTTCCCAAAAATATCTATCTTTTAAAGTTTCTAAAGAAAAAGTATTAAGTTTTTTTTCTTTATCGTAATCAATTTCAATCCCTAAATAATCCTGTTTTCCAATCTTTGATGTCATTCAAATCATCCCTTTCTTTTAATTGCTCTTGCCTGTAGCTACGAGTACGGGCTTTATTTTGTTTCTTATCTTTAGCTTTGTTTCTTTTTTGAAACTTTTCAGTACGCTCTGCTTTTCTATCCCAACTGCTCACTTGGATGCTCCAGCAAATAATTAATTAATCGCTCTTCATACCAACGAGCTTTACGAAGATCTTCTACAGGCTTGCCTTTATACCTAAATCGCCACAGGTATTTAAGCGCATTTCCTCTGAGATAGCCTATATATTCATCATGTGTAAGCATACCTTGGATAGCATCAATACACTCCATGCCGCCATTATTGTAATGCTCTGGCTTATACACAGGATCAAACTTATAATCTCCATATAGAGGATGATTATTAGGATCATTGTTTTCATCATAGATATGATTCCATGTGTCAGCTACAGGGGTAGCAGTTTTTTTCCTAAGTGCATCCCACTCTTCTGGTGTTGCGTCATCAATACTCTTCATTACTTCCACTCCTTTGGAAATGTTTTTTCTGAAAACCATTTAAATTTATTTTTTTCTGCCCACTCTGAATGAGTAAACTTAGTGCCGTCTTTTCTACGTCTTGCTGCTGGCATAGGTGCATAAGGCGATGCAAATAAAAACACTAATTCATAATCTTCTGGCAAAGATTCTCTAATCCAAATGTACTTATTGTATTCTTGATAGTCCCAAAATCTTCCTTTAGCTTCAAGAAGAATAGTCTTACCGTTTATAGTTTTAATAAAATCAGGATTATAAGTGTGCTTTATTATATACGATAATTTCTGAGAATGCAAGTCCCAACTGGAAATTAAATTTTTATGTAATTTATATTCCCATTTAGAATCATATCCTTTGGGCTTGTCTTTTTCTACAGGTCTTTTTACCCTAGGCTTACGCATTCATAACCTCATACAATGTAACAGACATGATAGGCTTTTTTGTTTTGCGTAACACTTTTTTAATTCTTTTTCTAAACCATTTAAACGTATATGAGTTTGTCCTTATCTGTCCTCTAGAAAAAAAGTAAGGTTCGTCTGGTATTTGTTGAAGAGCTTCTAATACAGAAATCTCTGTACCTTCAGGCATTAAAGATTTTACCCATTGGTAAGCTAACCCTACAACAAGCACATTCATTTTTTGTTTTTTACTAACTGGATTACTTAACATTATAAAATCTCTTCTACTTTAGGTTCATTTACTACTTTAACAAGGTATGTTAAACCTTTAGAATATTTAAAGGTTCTTAAATCTGGATAACATTTTTGCTTGTGAGCACAAAAAGAACATTGCTTAGGTAACTTCATGTTTCCTGACTTGCCTTCTGGTATTGGAGGATAGCATATTTCTTCAGGTGCGGTATCCAGATCCATAGCTTTTTTAACTTTGCTAATTAAGTATCTAATGTTTGGCTTGTCTAGCTCATCTGGTTGATACAAGGTAATTTCACCTGTCTCTTTATTGATAGCTAAGAAGCCTCCGTTACTGGACTTCTCTGCTTTTTCATAGCCGCTAAGCTGGGCAAGATATCCGAAAGGATCATCTTCCCTAAGAGTTCCTTCTTTAAACTTTTTAAAAGCAAAGTTAGATGCTGTCTTTACATCAACTACTTCTCCGTCAATCTTACAGTCAATGTGCCCTTTAATGTTGTCAACAGAAACTTCTTTCTGCTCATCACTAACCTCATGACCTGACAGTTTAACAAGAAATAAAAGTATCTCTTCAAGCAAGTGACCATATAAAAATCTAATTGGTAAAAAACTTGAATCGCTAAAACTTTTATCTGACTCTTCTTTCATATCAAAATAAAGCTGACGTAAGGGTCTTCCTACATTAGACATCCTAATATATTTAGTAGAGTCTCTATGTGGTGTAGCCCAATGAAGAATACAACTCTTTAAAGATTCTCCTAAATCTTCCAGCATTTGAGGATCAATAGGCACTGCTTTATTTTGAGACAATGGTTTTAATGTTGAATAAATATCTTCAACAACTGTACTGAGTTCTTTCATTTTCTATGTTTTATAAACCTTAATTTTCTAGTTAAAGAATTGTAATGGAGATACTGAACTTCAAGTTCTTTTTGTCTAGATGTTCTTGAGGAAAGCCTACCATCTTTATAAGACTTGACATCTAATTTTTTTATGTTGCCTTCTTCATCCATAGCAATTAAATCTATAGGCCCAGTACAGCCACAGTTTTTAAAAACTTGAAAGCCGTTATCCCATAGCCATGTTATTGCATAATGTTCTGCTAAATCACCTACTCTACTTGGATCTTGTTTAGTGTGTTTCACTCCAGTTATCTCCTATTTTATACTCCCCATCTAGAGGACATCTCAGGTTAAAATACATTCCTGCATCGACAATAGCTTGCACTCCTCGTTGTCCTATTTCTTCTGCTATATCTTCTCTGGCTTCTACTTGCCACTCATCATGTACATTGGCTACAAAATGAGCATCCATATCTTTAATACTTTCTTTAAAAAGTACTAAAGCTTTTTTCATTACAATAGCTCCTGCACTTTGCAGTAAAGTATTTAAAGCTGAATGTGCTGATCTGATTGTTACTTTGCGTTCATCTAATCCTTTAAGGAATCCTCTTTGAGACGCTCGTTCAACTCTGTCTTTAAGATTTGCAAGTGATGGTAAATTATTGAGGAAACTCCCTCTAAGTCTTTTACCATCTCTTCTGTTTCCTTGTACCACGCTTCCAAGCTTTTCATCTCCAGCTCCGTATAAGAAGGCATAGATGAATGTCTTTGCCTGATCTCTTGATTCAAGTCCTGCAAGCTCTTGATTAGCTGTGTGTATGTCTCCATTGAGTATTTCATCTGTATAACCTTTATCATTCATGTAATGAGCAAGCATTCTCAACTCTAAACCACTAGCATCAATGCCTACAAGTTTATATCCTTTTGGAACAGTCCAACATTCTCTACACTCTTTACCATACGGACTATAGACCGCAGGTATTTGCGCCATGTTAGGTTTAAAATGTGTCATCCTTCCAGTAACAGCACCATTATGTACAGTGTATCCATGAACTCTGTCATTTTTCAAGAACTTAAACCACGATTCTACCAAACCTATACGTTTGTTTAACAGTAAAAATCTATTAATTAGTGCTGCTTCAGGTATGTGTTTAATTAATTTTAAAGTTCCTTCATCAACAACAGGCTGTCCTGTGGGTGTAAACTTTTTAGGCTCCCATCCAAAATCTTGAAGATACATTCCAATCTGCTGTCTTGAATTTAAATTAAAGTCTTCAATTTTATATCTATCAAAAGCAAGCACTTGGCTTTCAGGAAGCTTTGAAAGTCTATCATACTCTTCTTCAGTAAGTCCTTGTTTAGAAAGAGTACCATCTTTCTTAAACTTAGGCACAACTGTTTTGACTTTTACTTTACGAGGCACAAATACTTTATGAACTTCTTCAACAATCTTTGCATTCTCTTCTCTAAAAAGAGCAAGTAATTTTTCTGCTTTAACAACATCTAAATAGAAACCGTGATTCTCTTGCTTCTTTAAAATGTCAGCAACTTCATGCTCAATCTTTACACACTCTTCTCCAAAACCTTTGAGTTCTTTTATCAACTCTTGAAATACTAAAGTATTTAACTCAACGTCATTGATGCAATACTCTAACATTTCTGGAGTATATTCATTGAAGTCTTCTTCTTCCATTAATCCTTTATGATAATCTAATCTAAATCCCCAAGGCTTTAAACCGTGACCATCTCTTTCAGGATTAGCTAATCGGGAAAGAACTAATGTATCAATTATCTTTTTATCTTTGAAAGATATATCTGTTAACTTTTGCAGTACAGGTATATCAAATCCTACGATATTATGACCGATCAATATTTTAGATTTTTCCAACAACTCT